TGGTGGTTCACCGGGAACTGACCCCGAACCACTACGTGTGAATGTAGTTGCTCTCAATTTGAGCTAGTGAACCAAGAACTATTTAAAATGATTTCAGGATCGAATGGATTTTACCTTCGACCTTTATCCTTTAAGAAATCATCAAATACTCCTTCAGAAAGATAAGCGTTTACTCTTTGTATTGCTTGTGCATTTGAAGATGATATTGAAGAGATGTTTCTATTTATTGATATAGGTGAATCAAGGTCCACCTTTAAATTCCAGATCGCGTTAATTCTTTCAAGTTTAATAGAATAAGATAATTCGGTTCTTTTCCCGAGTGTTCCATTAATTGTTGAACGTTGTATGTTTGATAAGGTCTGCTCTACCAGACGTCGCGTTTGTTTAGCTTCCGCATATTCTTTATCAGGTACATATTCAAAAGAAGAAATTTTGAGTGAATCGACTACTTCGTCCAATAACATAACCATCATATCCATTGATGATGCCATCGAGATTCGGTTCAATAGTGTATTAATTCTATCGACTTCTCCTTTAACTACTTCGATTGCTGGATGGAAAGGTTTAATAACTTCCCATTCATCCAAAATCTCTTGGCTAAAGTCTTCAACAGGAAGATATTGATCCATTTTGGATGCAATTCCTACTGTTTTAGAAACGTTGGCTGCTTTCATCAATGTTGTGTAGATGTCTTTTGTATTGACTAGTATATCACCAAGTCGTTTTAACTGTTCCATCATAACAGTGAAAGTAAAATAAGATTGCAGGGTAAGCAACGAGATATTTCTAGTCTTATCCCAATTCTTATAATTGAATTGGTCTAAGATAGGTGGTAATATCGGATTCTTTAACCCAGTCATAAACATAGGTAGGCCGTTCATCCTTGCTAGATCCTTATACGCTACTCTATTAGATATTCCTCCCATAAAGTAATGTATGTTTAGAGGATCGTTGATTAGCGACCGTTTCGACATCTCCTCCTGCAGTTGGTACAACATATCTGTTGTTTCTGCCGCAGTTACCATCAATTTCATCGGTAGAGGAGAAATCTCTTTTCCTCCAACGAATACACGTTTACAGATTTCGGCGATTGGTTTACTAAAATCTGCATCACATGCAATTGTTTTGAAAGGAGAGATTTCAAGACCTAGAGCTTCCATAATGATTTTATATTGTTCAGCTACTTCTGTATTTGCTACCACAATATCATCACCAAGAATCACATAATCCTCGAAACTGTCAAAACCAACTCTAGCTGCTGCCTCCTGTACTATGATATGATGAGTTAGACCCAACATCACGAATGAAGATTTGAATCCCATTGGCTGTCCAGTTGAGTATCTTACTTTAGGAAATATCTCTGAAGTAAAATCTCTACCAACCACCAATGATCTCCATGCATCACCAAATCCCTTAATACCGGTAAGATGGTCAAGGATCATAGCCTGAAGTAAAACAGGCAATCGGTCCGTGGCCGCTGAAAGATCTAGAGAATAGATAGCCTTATTGTCTATGGCTGTCCATCTCCGAACTTTCTCAGCAATCTTATCTTGATTAAAGGTTCCGTCCATATCTAGTCCGCCCAAGATTTTTGCTAGTTCAGTGTGTAAAGGTGTAAGCGCCTCTTGTGTCCAGTAATCACCGATCGCAATTATTCTTGCCTTACTTCCTTTCTCAAATATTACATGTAATTTTGAGTGTGTAGGAATTCCGGAAGATAATTTGAAGAATTGAGGTAGCCGGACTGTATCCTCTAAGTTTTCTATTAGGTCTTCACGTCCAACAAGTGTAACGTAATTTCTAAAGTTACTCATTAATTCTTTATCAGAAGCAAGAGCCTTAGCATCAACATGAGACATCCAAAGTGCTTGGCCATTTGGTCCACTTGATGAACTTGTGTGCCAAATACCTTCTCTGTTTCTCAATTCAAACGATTGTCTCCATGAATCTATATTAACATTCAAGCGCTCAAGCGCTCTACCAATGTTGATAGACTTAATCATGTTCATATCCCCTGAGAACTCTTTTGTGATGGTCTCAGAAGATGGAAGAACAGGAACAGTTACCACGTTATAAATCTCTAAGATACTAAATATCAATCTTAGAACTAGGAGGTGGTTCTGTACTGTACCAGGAGCATCAAGGATACCGAAGATAGGTGCCAAGATGTGTGGTGCTTGATTACGTCTATTCCAAAATAGTAATGGTATTGCATCTTGTCTTCTAATTTGTTTGAAGACATTAACTTTGAACCAATTACTCAACAGTTTACATTGAGTCACAAAAGATTTTGGATCTTTGTGATAAATTGTTTCAAGGTGAGAAAGAATTACCATTAATTCTTGGATCACATTGTTTTCGAGACCTGGGCATTGATTATCAATATAAAGTTTAAGAGCATTGATTGCTTTTGTTAACCGAGACTGATTTCGTTGTATATTCAATTTCGGAACTTTATATCCATCCAGTATTAACTGGTTATTTCTGTTTTGTGTTACAGTAGTACTGTAATCTCTCATTATTACGCCTAAATACGCGTGTACGTTAAATATTGTTTTAGATTGAGCTCTAAGTGCTTTTAAAATTGTTAATGTCATTATATATGTTTTTGTTTATTATAGTCTTCTCATGATTATTTTGCAATCTGACAACTCACAGATACATTCAAGGTGATAGTCTGATACCTTTCCATCTATCATGTACAATGTACATATTGTTTCCTAGGATAACTCAACGGAGGGGTGGAAGGAACTGAGTAACATCTCGTTGACCGAGTGAAAATCAGTAACTTCCA